TTTTTTCAATAAACGAGCGCGCCGCAGGCGCGCGAGGTTACGAGACGAGCTTGAGTTTATTTTTTCAATAAATGAGCGAGCGAAGCGAGCGGGCGAGCGAAGCGAGCCCAGTTAATGTACTTACCTGATGTTTCACGTGTAAATGGCAGGTTGACCGCTGAAAGTTTGGACTAAATCCAAGCGGTCGTTTGTGCCATTGTCTTGCACCGACAAAAAGGTGTTGTATTGAGCAATTTCCATGTTCCAAAAGACTTGTGTGTTCACTGGGAGGCTACCTTGAGTGCCGAAGCATATAATGTTTGGAAGACCGTTTGATGGAGGTTGTACTCGGACATGTAGAGTGCAATCGGATTGACGAGCAGCACCGTCTTCGTTGTCTTGTGTTGTGTTGAGGATATGCGACCATTCTCTTCCGAAGTCTGCATTTGCGAATACTCCGGGTATATCGGCGAACCTGGAAATGGTTCCCGGGGCAAGAGAAATTGGAATCCATTGGTTAGGGGAATTCGCGTATGAGACGTAAATCAATCGAATTCTAAGGACCCCTGAGTAATCTGAAGGGATAATGATGCGGAATTGTTCTTGGTAATTGACTTGCGAAATTATGGGAACCGCATTTGTTAGGTTGTCAGTGTTTGCCCCCGTGGGTATGTTCACAGCAGTCTTTGGTATGATAAGTTGTGTACCCAAGCTGTTCCGTGCACATGACAAGAGGGAACCGAGTGGCGTGCAGATAAGAGAGGCAGGCACAGTTGTTGGTGGAGAGATGTAAAAGTCGCGACGAATGTTGTATGCGTTTCCGGACGCGATCTTTGGTTTTCTCAATCTGACTGTGTATGACACCCACAGTTCACCGATTTGTTGGTTTGCGTAAGTGGATGGTGCGTTGACAACGGCGAGAGACGTTCTTCCTAGATCATAGTTCTTTTGGTCTTCCTGCGGGGGGATGTTTCCGACCCTGACGTACTTTTGAGCGGAACCAGCGATCTTTGCAGGATCACATTCAACACCGTGAATCATGGATTCTGTTGTTTTGCAGCTCATGCCACCTTCGTACAGCATCATTTCATCTTTGGTTGCGAAAGGGGCTGAATCTGGGTTGTACTGTGTACACATGATGACTTGTCCGACTTGTCCAGAATTTGCCGCGAAGTCCGAAATAGTGGATTTGAAGGTGTAACAGAGTTGAATGAGCTCGTACTCTTCAAAGTTCACTGCCAGTTGCGCGAGCCACGGGAAAGATGATGGTAAACCAGGGTTTAAGTCCCAAGATTGTATCGCGAAGACTGAGTTTGATCCAGGTGCGTAGATGTCTCGGACATATTCCCGGTTGGAATATTGTATTGTGTGCATATCCGATGGGTGGAATTGAGGAACAATGTTAGAAGATTTTGCGCCATCATCCATTACCAAATTGTTGGCGGCATAAAGTCCTCTTCCTTTCATACCTCTGTACAAACCTTTTCCAGCGAGTTTGTCGGTGACACCGAATACTGCATTGCCAATGTCCTGTGCAGTTTTAGGCAAAAACCCGGAACCTACACTCCAAGCTGCGTCTCCGAGCTTGTCTCCCAAATCACCCATTCCGAACATGTTGCCGAGAGCCCTTCCGAAGAAGCCTCCTCGGCCTCTGTATAATCCACGACCGGACATCATGATGTCTCGTCGGGTCATTCGCTGTTCAGGCGTTGCTTGACGGTACGTCGGGCCAACGGCCTCCAGCGATTCTGCTGAACCTCGACGAAAGGGAACGTCGTAATAGTTTGAGTAGGGGAATTTGGCCCTGTAGCGAGCGGAGCGAGCTACCAACCATCTCGGAGCAGCACCACTTGCTAGTGGTGCGCCTGCGGCTCCAGCACGACGTTTACGTCCCAGCATTTCGAATAAAAGTGCGAGCGAAGCGAGCTTTTATAGTGCTCATATTTTGGTTCCATGCCTACCCCGTCGATAGTATTACCGGGGTAGGCTATGGAACCGGAACCATCCGGTTCCTTTATATAGGCGAAAAAATCACAACCCGAAGGGTTGTGATTTTTTTTATGCCCAAAGCGAGGAGATCCGCCGAAGATGACGAAGTCGCCAGAATCATTAAATACAGTCGGCGGTCAGGTGCCCTCGCTGACAGTTTCCGCCCATCACATCCCGGACCATTTTCGCGGGAGCACTTGTCAAGGGGACCTGGCCCGCGACCTGGTTACGGACGTACTCAATACCGTGGTGTTGATGTGCCAGCGTATAGTGCTTGCCATTCACGCACTTTTACCGGAGTGGTCGAGAGGACAATGCCTAGTGGTGTTCGCCACGCTTGCTTTAGTTGCACTGTTGGCGGTAACCATTATTTGTTTAATCCAAATGACTCCGAAGAGTTCCGACCCAGTGTGCCTTTGGACGGGTTTCATACGGCCGAATTTGACAAATATGACCGGCCGATGATGGAAAGGCCAAGTCAAATTGTGCTCACGTGGAATTCCACGCTTGGTGAATGCAATGAATTTGCACAGAATCTCAGTGAGTTTTGGCATCACGGGTCTCATGCTGGAATGAACCTACAGCAGCGACAGCGCATGCTTAGTTATGTGATAGCGTTGTGCTGTTCGTCTGTCAGTACTCGTGAATGGGTGCAGAGATTGTGGCAATATGCACCGTGAATTGTTAGGCTTCAACGGTAGTCAAATTTGTGTTATGGTATAGTATGTTCATTTTGGTATTTGAGTCACAGTACCCCTAATTAGTAGTAAAAAAAAAATAGTACTGAAAGTAGTTAAGTTTTAGTTTTTTTTGTGAATGTTGGATGAGTGTATATTGTGGATGACCGTTCCTGGCAGACCTGCACGACAGGAGGCGCAGGGCGCTATTTAAGGCCGGGACGCATCTTCTGGCAGGCGATAGACAGTCATGTCAGCTGCCGTTGCCGAAGGTCATAGAGAAGCTCGCGAGTCTCCAAAGAAGCATTGGGTCTTTACGTTAAACAATCCTGGCCCTGACGATCAAGGCAGTCTTTGGCTTCCTCCATATGAGTACGCAGTGCTCGGATTGGAAAGTTGCCCTTCTACTGGAACTCCTCACATTCAGGGCTATGTGATCTTCAAGAAGAAGTACAGAATGACCCAACTCAAGAAGCACAGCCCGCAAGGGCAGCGAGCTCATTGGGAACCGCAGTCCGTGTATTCTACTCCAGCCCAAGCCTCCGATTACTGCAAGAAGGAAGGGAATTTCAAGGAATTCGGCGAATTGTACGTTGATTATGAAGAATTTATGGATTGGTGTCTCTTTGAAGGCAATCACAGTGATGAGTTTGCCGAAGAAGAAGAGATACCGCCAATTGCACTCACTCGCACCCGCACTGCGGTGCCAATGCACATTCACACATGCGATGTTATGCACCAGTGACACATCGCACAGGCCCGAAGCGGCCCATAATAAAGGTGGTTCTGCTACGAAACAAAAATGGATTGATGCGCTTGAGCTTGCGAAACGAGGCAAATTTGATGAGGTTGATCCACATATTCAAATTCAGTATTTCACGAGTCTACGCAAGATCCATCATGAGACTTTGTTGCAAAAAGGCACAATTGAAGGAGAGCTTGAGAATCTTTGGTATCATGGCCCCCCAGGCACTGGTAAAAGTCGTAAAGCTCGTGATAAGTATCCTAACGCATTCATCAAGGGAGTCAATCATTGGTGGGATGGTTACGCAGGCGAAGAAACTGTCATTATCGATGAGTGGGAGATTGGAACTGGCAAGTTCATTGGCCACCATCTCAAAATATGGGCTGATAGGTACCCGTTCAAAATGGAAATCAAAGGCTCAAGTTTGCCNTTGCAAAGGCCGAGGAGGATCATCGTCACCAGCAACTATTCAATCTCCGAGTGCTTCGCAGTGGAGCCTATGGTCCGAGATGCCATCAGAAGACGATTCGTGGAATTTGATTTCGGGTTGTTCCCCTATACGAGACCAGACGGCAGTGTGATTGAGGAAGTGGATTGATGTGATTTAGAATGAAGTAAATATGCGAGGCGAGCGCGCC